CTGCTGCTCCTGACTTCACTGGTACAGTTAGCGAATGGTACGAGACACTTCTCGAAACCATCAATGACGTAAGTGCTCAGATTCACCGTAAGACACTTCGCGGTGGCGCAAACTTTGTTGTTTGTGGACCAGAAGTTGCTAACGTGATGGAGTTCACAGCCGGCTTCCGCGCTACAGTGACTGCTGATGATGCCAAAGGCACAATCGGCGCTGTTAAGACAGGTACTCTAAATAACAAGTGGGATGTCCATGTTGACCCATACTTCCCACGTAACGTTGTTCTTGTTGGTCGCAGAGGTTCTGGATTCCTCGAATCTGGATATGTCTACGCTCCATATGTACCTCTCCAGGTAACACCAACTATCTTCGGTACGGAAGACTTCGTACCACGTAAGGGTGTCATGACCCGTTACGCGAAGAAGATGGTACGTCCTGATATGTACGGTCTTGTTATTGTACGTGGTCTCCTTGGTGAGTCCGGTAGCTAAGACTTAGCGTTTCGTTAAAAAAGAGCCTCGGTGGTGAATTCCACCGGGGTTTTTTTATGTTTGAAGATTAAAGAAACTACTTACATCGTAGGGAAAACCTACACCATATAGTTTTTGATATGATTATAAATGGTATAACCAAGGGAGGATTTTAAACTATGGGAACCAAAAGAATAGGACTTGCGAGAACGCAAGCATTAATTGAAAATTTGAAAAGAGAACTTCAAATGAACCAAGCAGTCATTGTTGGGGATGCACACAAAGTGATCACAATCACCGCAACAACTCAAGTTCTTACAGCAGACGACTCTGGAGCCGTTGTTTTTCTTGGAGGCGGTTCAGCAGCTACTGCAACTTTACCAGCAGTTCAGTCTGGTTTGAAGTTTACTTTTATTGTGACTTCTGCACAACAACACATTATTAACGGCGGTGCCACTGTGCTGAAAGGCATGGTCACCGCAGTTAGAGAAGCTGGACCTGCTGTTAGCCAGCAAAAAAACAGCGCCGGGACACAGATTAAATTTAACGCTTCTGCAATCCCTGGCGACCGTGTTGATGTTGTCTGCGATGGAACCAACTGGTATGCTTCAGGTATGACTGAAAGCCCAGTACAGTTTGCTCCAACTTGATTCTTGCTTGTCTCTTGTCAAAAGCCCTCTTCTTCGGAAGGGGGTTTTTTTATGTTTTTTGGTTTATTTACAACTATTTATAACATCCAAGGAGATTTATAATGGGTAAGAAAAGAAAACAAATGTTTAACCCCAAATATGCCGGTCATCCACGAAGCCGCCTTAATCAAGTAGAAGAAATTACAGCAGAAGCTCCTACTCCAAAACCAGTAGAAGCCAAAAAGCCTACTCCAAAACCAGTAGAAGCAAAGAAGCCAGAGCTAAAGCCTGCTCCAAAACCAGTAGCAGCTAAAAAGGCTGCTCCCAAGGCAGAAAAGAAAAAGCCTGCTCTTAAGCCCGTATCAAAAGAAGCTTTGAAACCTGCTAAGAAAAAGAAAAAGTAAGTTGGTTAGTTAAAAGGGTGTTTTTTACCATTATGTGTTTTTCTATACTATTTACTCTGATATAGGAGAATAATATTAATGGCGTCCCCTACACTTACTCCCGCTAGCCAAATGTCAAAGGTAATATTACCTGCGACTGGCAACACTGATACTGCCGCATCAGGCTCTTTATATGCTTTAGGAGTGTATGTTGATAACACTTCTGATCTTTATGACGTTAGCTTTATTTCAGGTGCTTCAGACCAAGTAACTTACACTTACAGAAAACTCGGTGGAGCAGTATTAGATATTGAACTCACAGAGGAAGATGTCTATTCTCACTATGAAGACGCTGTTTTGGAATATTCTTATTTGGTGAATATCCATCAAGCTAAGAATTCTTTACCTAATGCCCTTGGAGCCGCCACAGGAACTTTTGATCAAGACGGACAACAAACGTCAGATTCCGCTCTGTTTGGCATTACAGCCTCTCTACAGTATCCTGAGTTTTCTTTTGACTATGCCCTTAGAGTAGGCAAGAAAACGTCTACAGAGGTCGGAATCGGGGGGGATTTGCCAATTTATTCTGCTTCCTTCGACGTCGTAACAGATCAACAAGATTACGATCTTCAAAATCTTATCTCTTCTTCCGCTGCAACAGATACAGATGCTCTTTATTTTGATAAAGTTGGCAATAAAAGAGTGACCATTAGAAAAGTTTATTATAAAACACCATATGCTCAGTGGAGATTTTACAGCTACTACGGTGGATTAAATACCATCGGCAACATGTCTACTTATGGTCAGTTCGCAGACGATTCACAATTTGAAGTAGTTCCAACATGGCAGAATAAACTTCAAGCAATGGCTTACGAAGATGCAATCTATACAAGAACATCACAATATTCTTTTGAAATTAAGAACAATCGATTAAGAATATTCCCTCCACCAGAGACTGAAAATTTCCCAGAAAGGTTTTGGATTGAGTTTACGGTTAAATACGACCCTTGGACTGAAGATGACACCGCAGATAGTGGCTTAACAGGCGTTAATAACATGAACACGCTTCCTTTCTCCAACCTTCCATATAACAGTATCAACTCTATAGGTAAACAATGGATTAGAAGATTTGCTCTTGCAATATCTAAAGAAACTCTTGGACAAGTCCGAGGGAAGTTCGGCTCTATACCCATCCCAGGTAATGATGTCACTCTAAATGCGTCTGATCTTTTATCTCAGGCTCAATCAGAGAAAGAAACACTCAGAGAAGAACTCAAGACAGTTCTAGATGAGCTTACATACGAAAAGCTCAGTGAGAAACAAAACAATATTACAACAACTGCACTAGAAACAATGCAGAAGATACCTGTCGGTATTTTCCAAGGATAGGAGGATGATTTGTGCCTAAAGATAAATGGACCCAGCCAGATCAGCCACCTCCTCCACTTTTTCTAGGAGAAAAAGAGCGAGATCTTGTAAAGCAAGTTAATGATGAGCTTATTGAGCGAGTCATTGGACAACAAATTCTTTATTATCCTATAAGCCAAGAACATACAAACTACCATCCTATCTACGGCGAGGCAATAAATAAAAATTTCTTATCTCCTATTAGAGTGTATGCACTGGTTGAGTTTGGTGGCGTCGAGACAACAACTGAAAAGCATGGCTTAGATAAAGTTTACTCAATCACAGTCCATTTCCACAAAAGAAGACTAACAGACGACCAAGATTTATATGTTCGTGAAGGCGATTTTGTCCTTTACGATGATGATTATTACGAGATTGCAACCCTGTCCGAGCCAAGAGAGATTTTCGGTCAAGCAGGAAAGAGCTTGGAAGTTTCCGCAGCTTGTATTAAGTCCAGAAGAGGTTTATTCGATGCCCAGTAAAGATCCAAACGTTAGAGAAGAATTGTTAATGCCTTCTACAATAGAAGACATCGATGCAGCTATGCTTGATTATCTTAACAATACTCTTGATATCCACACAGAAACTAACAAAGGTTTCAAAAAAGTCCCTGTTATCTGGGTCGCAGCAGAAAGAGCCGCTCAAATTAAACAACATAAAGATTTGCGTGATGACAATGGGGCTATTATTTATCCTTTAATGACCTTGGAAAGAAACTCTATTACAAAAGATTTGACACAAAAAGGCTCTATATATGCAAATATACCTCCGGTTAACGATGAAAAAAAAGGATCTATAACCGTTGCAAGAAGAATAAATCACAAGAAAACTTCAGAATTTGCAAATGCAGATGCCAAGAGAAGATTTAATCAAGTAAACTTTAAAACAAAGAAGCAAAATGAAAAGATTGTCTATGAAACTTATACAGTACCCCTTCCTGTATATATAACTGTTAACTATACTGTTTCAATCACAACAGAGTATCAACAGCAAATGAATGATATTATGACACCGTTTATAACAACCCCAGGCGGAATAAATTATTTCCAACTTAAAAGAAACGACCACATGTACGAAGGGTTTATAGAGTCTGATTTCGCCGCAAACAACTCAGTAAGCGATCTACAAGATCAAGAAAGAAAGTTCATGACCGATATTAACATTAGAATATTAGGTTATTTAATAGGTGAAGATAAAAACCAAGAGACACCTAAAATAGTGAAAAGACAAAGTGCAGTCGAAGTACGTTTCCCCAGAGAACACGTTATTTTTGGAGATATTCCCGAGCCACTTGGCGACGACGGATTTTATAAACCTTAAAAAGTATTTTGGCGTTTTCACTAACTATTTATAAGAGAATGAAATTATATTCACCCTAAATCTAGAGTAATAGGAGAATAAAGGATGTCAGTTAAAAAGTATAAATTTGTTTCCCCCGGAGTTTTTGTCTCTGAAATCGACAACTCTCAAATAACAGAAGCACCAGCCGACCCAGGTCCAGTCCTCATTGGACGCGCACAAAGAGGTCCTGGTCTCCGCCCAGTACAAGTAGATTCTTTTTCCGAATTTATTAACATTTTTGGAAACCCTACAGCAGTAGGAACACAAACAGATGCATGGCGAGCAGGAGATAGCTCTGCTCCACTTTATGCTGTTTATGCAGCACAAGCTTGGCTAAGAAACAATAGCCCTATTACTTTTGTTCGTCTCCTTGGTGATGAGCACCCTAAAAAAACCTCTGGTGGCGAAGCTGGTTGGTATACTAGAGACACAGACGGTACCTTCAACGGAATGGCTCAGGACGGCGGTGGCGCATATGGTCTTTTCATTTTCCCCTCCGGTAATGTAGCTCACATCGCAGCAGTCCACGCCGATTCCCGTAATAATTATACTGGATCTCTTGCAGCTATTTTCTATTGTAACTCGGGATACATTGGTCTTTCCGGTTCTATTGCTGGTTTTGATCCCACCTCAACAGACGTAGCCCACAACACATCTAGTGCAGGTGCTCTTATTGCTAGCCTTTCTGGTGAAAAGGCATTTACCGCTGAAATTTTCAACTCTTCACAAGAAGTTGTTGATAAACTCACATTCTCTTTGGATAAAAACTCCGACAAGTACATTAGAAACGTTTTTAATACATCTCCTTCTAAGTCTTGGACTCGCGTCACAGACAATAGCGTGACTTATTTCCTTGGAGAGACTTTTGAAAGACACTCTGCTGAAGCATTTAAGTCGAATGGAGTAAAGCAAGCCTCCTCGGTTGGAGCTTATGGAGCAATTGTTCCGCTGAAGCTTCAAAATTCTGCCACTTCAATTGAACAGGGAGACCACAGGAAAGCTTCTCAAGCCGCTCAAACAGGCTGGTTCTTTTCGCAGGACTTAAATACTATCAATGGTTCTACTCTTGCTGCTCCTGTCGCAAACAACTACAGCCCTCAAAAGCAGCAAAAGCTTTTCAAGATTCATGCTCTTGACACAGGCGCATGGGATACAAAGAACCTTAAGGTATCTATTTCAAGCGTAAGAGCCTCTTCTAATGACTCTAATCCATATGGAACATTTACCGTTGAACTAAGAAGAATCGACGATTTAGACTCGGCAGTTCAGATTATTGAACAGTTCAATAACTGTAACTTAAACCCCGACTCCCCTGATTATGTTGCAAAGAAAATCGGTGACAGATATCAAACGTGGGATACAACAAATAATCGGTACACTGAATATGGCGACTACGCCAATCAATCTAGGTTCATTCGCGTAGAAATTAATCCCGATGTCAACAACAAGACAACTGATGAAAGACTACTGCCGTTTGGTGTATATGGACCACCTCGACATCAAACTATTCAGTTTACTAGTGGTTCTCACTTGACAGCTATTAACAGCTTCACGCAGGAAACGGTCGCATCTGCTCCACGAATGGCTTATCCTGCTTCTGGTGCTTCTTACCCAGGTGGTAGAAACGCTCTCAATAGAGACACTGGATTTCTTTATTTCCCACTCACCTGCACCAACGGCAGTTCGACATTATCTTACGCATTTACTGCTTCGTTGGAATTCCCAAGAACTTACTTGAGAATTAGTAGCTCTGACGGAAGAGTTCAATCTCCTAAGAGTGCTTATTTCGGAGTAGATACATCACTGGGTGCTGACGGGTTTAGTACTTATAACTTTGGTACTCAAGATGTATTACAACCTAAAGCAAAAGATATTGATGACTTCTCTGTTTCAAATAACGGTGCCACAGCTTACAGTTGGATCTTCTCTCTTGATGATATCTCTCGTCAGGGCGGCACAGGAACTGGCGGTGACATCACACCAGACGCCTTGTACGTTTCTGGCTCAAGAGCAGCAGGAAACTCTATTACAGCTATTTCTAGCTCATATACTTCTGTACTTGATGAAGGTTTCAACTCTTTCACAACCGTCCTACACGGCGGAAATGATGGTCTTGATATTTATGAAAAAGAGCCATTTAACAATACAGATGCTCTTAGTGGAGATGCAACAGAAACATCAAGCTATGCTTATTACAGTGTAAAGAAGGCTGTTGATTCTATCTCTGACGCAGAAGTTGTAGAGTATAACTTAGCAGCAATGCCCGGTATCACTAACACTGCTCTAAACGACTACTTGATCAGTGTCTGTGAAGACAGAGGCGACTCATTGGCAGTTATTGATATACCTAGCGCATATGTACCAGCGGTCGATGGAGGATCTGCGAACTCTTACGCAGCTCGACGTTATACAGCAAAAAATGCAATCGATGCACTCAAGACAAGAGGACTTAACTCAAGCTATGCTTGTACTTACTTCCCTTGGGTTCAAATGAGAGACACGGTTAATGATAGAATTTTATGGGCACCACCTTCTATTGCAGCTTTGGGAACTTTCTCTAGCTCTGAAAGCGCAACAAGACTTTGGTTTGCTCCTGCTGGATTCAATCGCGGCGGTCTTACAGAAGGCTCCGCTGGTATCCCTATCATTGGAGTAAGAGACAAGCTTACATCTAAACAAAGAGATGATCTTTACGAAGCGAACATCAATCCTATTGCTTCTTTCCCAGCAGAAGGGATCGTTATTTTCGGTCAAAAGACACTTCAGGTGACTCGTTCTGCTCTTGATAGAATCAATGTTAGAAGGCTCATGATTTTCGTTAAAAAGCAAATCTCTAGAATTTCTAATGGTCTTCTTTTTGACCAGAACGTTCCTGCAACATGGGATCGTTTCTTAGCTCAGGTTGATCCTTTCTTAGAAGGTATTAAAACTGACTTTGGCTTGACTGATTTTAAAGTTGTACTTGATGAAACTACAACAACGCCAGATTTGATTGATAGAAATATCATGTATGCTAAAATCTTCCTCAAGCCAGCCCGCGCCATCGAGTATATTGCGATTGACTTTAATATCACAAATACAGGCGCATCTTTTGAGGACTAAAAAACACTTAATACCTATTTAATATAAAGGAGAAAACATAACATGGCAGCGAAAGGATTTTGGGGTGGACAAGGAGGAGCTATAGTTGATCCAAAAAGATCATTTAGATGGCTCGTTTCTTTTGGAAACAACGTACAACAACAAAACGGTCAAAACGTAGTAGGATTGCAGGAATGGTATGCTAAATCCGCAAATAAGCCAAGCTTTGAAATTACGGAAACCCCACATAACTTTATTAATCATACCTTTTATTACCCTGGTCGTGTTCAATGGCAAACTATTGACATTACATTAGTTGACCCTTCTTACCCAAATGATGCTTCTCAAGCTCTTGTTAAGGCTTTGCAAAACTCTGGTTATTACTTACCTACAGATGTTCGCTCTGCTTCTAATACAATCATGAAGTCTAGTGCTGTCAGCGCTCTTGGTGGACAGGTTAAACTTAAGCAACTTGGACAAGATAACAGCGATATTTTAGAAACTTGGACCTTGATTAATCCTTGGATTAAGAATGTTACCTTCGGTGATTTAGCTTATGACACAGAAGACATGGTAGAAATTACTTTAACAGTTAGATATGATTATGCTACTATCGATGTTAAAGGAGACAAATCTCCTACTTCCAAACCACAATAGAGGTATAAATGTCTAGAAATAATTCTGATCGTCTCGGGTTGGACGATAATACAACCCCTGACGGCGGCGCAGACGCCCCTGTAGCTGCCGTTGAAGGAGGATCACAAGGGTTATCCTTCTCTATGCCTACGGAACACGTAGAGCTGCCTTCAGGGGGGCGATACTACTCTGAAAACCATCCTTTATACAATCAAGAAACGATTGAAATTAAATACATGACTGCAAAGGAAGAAGACATTCTAACTTCTCCTTCTCTTGTCAAAAAAGGACTTACAGTTGAAAGGCTTTTAAGAAGCATTATCATCGATAAAACAATCGATCCACAACATCTTCTTATCGGAGATAGAAATGCTATTATTATTGCATCCAGAGTTACTGGGTATGGTCCTGAATACAAGGCTCAAACTGTATGCCCTGCTTGCATGGCTCAAGACAAGTGGGAGGTTGATCTTTCTAACTTGAATATCAATCCAGGTGGCGTTGCTTCCGCTAATGGATATGAAGTTGCTGAAGGAAAAAACGATGGCGAGTATGATATTATTGTACCCAAGACAAAAGTAACAGTAACTGTTAAGCTCTTGACAGGTCGCGACGAACTTTCTATTGCTCAAAGAACAAAGAAAAGAAAAAAACACACACAAGAAGAAACAAGCTTGGTAACACAAATGAAGTCTATGATTGTAGCCGTTAACGGAAGCCGCAAGGAATCAGATATTGAAAGACTTATTGAATTTTTACCTGCTTTAGATTCTCGCTACATTCGTAATGCTTATTCAAATATCAATCCAAACTTGGACATGAAATATCCTTTTGAATGTCAAAACTGTGGACATGAGGACACACTGGAGGTCCCGCTGACTGCGGAGTTTTTTTGGCCTAAGGGAAGAACAAGCTGAACTGGTGTATGAAGAGATTTTTAATCTTAAATACCACGGAGGGTGGAGCTTTATCGAGGCATACAACCTTCCTGTAGTTCTAAGAAAATGGTTCTTGGCTCGCCTTAACAAACAATTCCTCAAAGAAAAAGAAGATATTGAAAAGGCTAGAAAAAAGAATAGATAAATCTATAAATGCTCTCTTGTTTTCAAGAGAGCATTATTTTTATTAAAACACTAATTACTAATAATCATAGGGATTCCATATCATGAAAGAAGAAAATGAACTTGCAACACAAATCATTGATCTAGGAGCCAAGCGCAAAGGCGAGCTTAACGAAACAATCCTTGCAGCTTTTGGTGAATGGATAAAGACTATCATGAAATGGACATTTGGAGAAAATGTATTCTTTCCTTCCAAAGTAAGAGGAACTCAGTCTGAGGTTAATTCCTTTATGAGCGCTTTGAAAAATGAAAGAAGGTATATGAATGCATACAAGAATCATGGTCTTGGAGACAAGAGAACCTATGATAGCAAATACAAGCTAGACGCTGCCGTAAAGAAGTTTGAGCAAACAACAGGTTTAAAGTGGCCGTTTAAATAAGGAGAGTTTAAATGGCTGAAGAAACAGATGTAGAAAGTGTGGTCCAGAGAGTCGCTGCTCTTCAAAAAGAAAAAGCTTTGCTGGATACCATTAGAGATGCTTATAACGATATAGCTGGCAAGAAGTCAGAAATAACAGAAGCACAGCGAAACGATTTAGACAAGCTTCAAGAAGAGTATGATGTTCAAAAGCAGCTTTTTGATGAATCAGCTAAACAGGTCAAACTCCTCACAGAAAAAGTAGATCTCGGAAAAGAACTCACAGAAGATGAGCAGGACCGCTTAAAAGCAGCGGAGAAGATTGCTGAAGGAGCCGCAAAAGAGCTTGGCACCAAAAAAGCTTTGCTTAAGATAGGTCAAAAACAAAACGACGCAATGGAAGACTTGCAAGACGGCTTTTCTTCTCTTCTTCTTAGAGTGACTGGCGTTGGTGATGCCTGGAAAAGAGGTATTATTGGACAATTCCTAAAAGCTAAGAAAGAAGGCTTATCTCTAGGAGATATGTTCAAAAAACTGGGCGAAACATTCAAAAAGCAGTTCACCATTGGAAATATAGTTGGTTCTTTAGCTGCTAGTATGGCTCAAATAACAGCCCAGGCTATTTTCTCTATCGATCAAGCTCAAGCAGATTTTGTTAAGACTGTCGGAACTTCAATGACGTCAGAAGACAAAAAAGTTGTCGCGGAGATCTCAGAAGAACAACACAAGTTTGGGATGACCATTGAAGAAAACACTGCTAATCTTGGCAAGTTAAGAAGTCAAATCTCTGGTTTTAGAAACCTTACTATGGAAACTCAAGCGGAAGTTTTGAAAGCGACAAATCAATTTGAAGCTCTTGGCATTGCAACAGAAAACTCAGCACAGTTTATTGATTTTGCTACAAAAGCAATGGGGAAATCCGCTACAGGTGCTATTGACATGCAAAAGCAGCTTTTTGGTCTTTCTCAGATAGTGTCTGCTTCTGGCGACCAGCTTATGCAACAAATGCAACAAATGGGCGGCGATTTAGCACAGTTTGGAGACAACATGGGTCAAGAGTTTACAAACTTGGCTTTATTGGCAGACAAGACAGGTGTCTCGATGGACAAACTGGTCGGCATCGCTAAAAAGTTTGACACTTTCCGAGGCGCAGCTTCAGCAGTTGGTCGTTTGAACACTCTTCTTGGTCGAAATCTTATTGACATGAAAAAGATTGTAGGATTAGATTTTGCAGATAAAATTAAATATCTCTCCGAACAGCTTAATAAATCTGGTCAAAGTTTTGAGACAATGGGTCGCCACAGAAAACAAGCTTTTGCAGCAGCCTTAGAAACAGATGTCGCTACAATGATGCAGGTTGTAACAGGAGCAGCAGATGCACAGGAAAAGAAGTTTGAAGAACTTGGCGTAACTAACGAAGAAATGGCAGAAGCTGCAAAATCAGCAACACCTATCATGAGAATGCTCAAGGCATCTTTGCAAAAGCTTCTTGTGGCTGCTCAACCAATTATAGAAATGTTCAGGAGCATTGTCGAAGCTTTTGCTTCTATGTCTCCTGAGACAAAGAAAATGATTGGATATGTTATAGGGGTTATTGCAGCCCTTAAAGGACTTACAATGCTCGGCGGGCTTCTTGCTCCTTTGTTTACTCTAATGAAAGCA